ATTATCTGAATATTATATACCAATACCAATAACAATCAAACCTCCAACATCAATACCCCTTTCTATTCATATGATTCTTCAAGATCCTTCACACATAATGACTGTTCCATATATTCAAACATTAAATATATATATACTTGTTGAATATATATATACATTATATGTTCCTACATCATATAAATATTTAACAAGACATTATCAAAGACTTTTATTTACAATCAATCCTCATGAAACTACTTTGAAGATTATAACATCATTCACTAATTATATAAAAGAATTGTTTTGGGTCATAGGGGCAGTTCCATACAATGATGACATCATAGATCTTAGTCTCATGCTAGGTGATGTAGAATATTTAAGTAGAACAGTTGCTAATAATACATATCTAAGTGTTATACAACCATATCAATATCATACAAGAGTATCAAATACAAGTATATATTCATATTCTTTTGCTTTGTTTCCAGAAAAAAAGATATTATCAGGTGAAATGATTTCAGCAACACAGATTCATCAAATAAATGTAGTTCCTAGAAATTATAAAAGAACATTAACAATATATGCTGATACATATAATATATGTACAATCAATGGATCAAATATATCAATGATGTATGAAACGAATGCATCAGGTTTTAAAAATACATAAGAATATATCAGGATGGATTCATTCTTTGATCCACCAAAACAATCATCTCACACATTCACTACTCAGACGCTTCTTTTACCATTTGATACAGCAGTTGGTTTTGGTACAAATCCTATATGCACAATATCAAAGTCTGGGCAGACAATTAAAGACATTACACTAAAGACTACACTTGGACCTTTGTACTCTGTTCCATCTAATGGATATGTATTTCCTACAATACCTTCAGATACAGATATATATGATATATATGGTGGAAGACCTGTAGGAAGGGGTTCTGGAAACGTACAATTTTACAATACACAAACACTTTTATTATGGTTTATTTCTCTTAGAGATATAGTTGTTTCATTTGATGGGACAAGATTTCAATTTAGGAATGTAGACGGTGTAGGGTTTGCATCTGAAATGTCAGCACAATTTTGGGGGTTCAATATAGCTCTATGTGATGCAATAATTGATCATAAATATATATTCTATTCTACTACATCTCAATTATCACTTGTTCAAAGTGGTTGGAATGTAGGGTTTACACCTACTCCCCCTGGTTATGGTTATGTAGATTCTGTAGGACAGGTGCTAGTAAAAAATGCAACACTTACTTTTGGAAGACAATATATAGAATCTACAATGTCTGACATTCTTATAACACAGGATGATTTAGAAGTTCCATTAGAAAATCAGGCTGCACTGACACTCTTGGTTGGTAAAAATGATAATACTACACCAATCCAAAATAGAATATATTATACAAAGTTAAACTTTGATACTATACCACTGAGTACGCTTTATAATTCAACAGTTCAATTACAAGTTAATTTTGATACATTCAGTAAAGTGTCAAAGGTTCCACAGACAACTGGTATAACTGACCCAAACTCGTACAATTTTACAGCTATAGGAGGCCATGCGGGTACAAGACAAGTCTTATATTGGAATGATTATATAATTATTCAACGATATGCTGATGGTGTACTTTTAATATTTAATATATATACATATGAACATATATTCTGGGCTCCAGCTACACAGAACATTAATATGTTAGTTCTAGTTGGAGATTTAATATATTCTTACAATGGTAATGTATTAATATATGTTAATATTAATGATGTTATAAATACATATGTTTATGATTGGACTATAAGTAGTTTTGATTGGGGGAATGCAAATCGAACAATATCAAGTGAAAAAGAAGGAATACATTCTTTGAATGTAAGTGGATATGATATAATCATGTCTTATTTTTTGAATCAAGATATATATTGGGTTATTTATAATACACATACCGATATCGACGATCCATATGGTTATACTTCTAGTCTTGTAAGTTTCAAAGAATTTTTCAGTATTTCAGATGATGTAACCACTACAAATGATGGCGTAGGTGTTTTTACTGATGGACTCACATATTATATATGTGTATTTGGTGAATTATATAGTTTAGTAGATCCTCAAAATACAAATTATAATATTGGAACAATTCCATTACCAATTGGAAGAGTATATAATACTAGTGTTTTTGACGGTACATACTTTTACTTTGGAAGTGCAGAAGGCATGATGAAATTTGATGGTTCAAACTTTATTGTGTATACATATCCTGGCAAGCCTTTGTGCTATGATGGAACCTATGTTTATTTTATAGATTCTTCTACATTATATTCATACAATATATTTTCAGAATTCGATCAAGATTCTGCATGGACAATAGTTAATAATTTAGGTGCATTATTAAATAAACCTGATTACTTCTTTTACACGAGTGGAATTGTGGCAGGTCCAAGATTTAATTATTTAACTACTGATGGTGGTATATATCAATTTGATCCTGTACCAATTATTCCATTCATTCAATCTGAAGTAATGATTGAATATGTAGATTATAATGTATATCCTCAACTACAATATACAAATCTAATCAAACAAAATGATTTGAATACATTCATAATACAACCAAACACAACAACATCTAGATATAATCTTGTATTCAATGACCCAGTGCGTGAATTTTGGATAGAGAGTGATGCACATATAAGCCGCATAACACTTGAACTAAATGGATATGTATTGTTTGATGAGAGTTATACATCATTATTTGTGATACGACCATTTCAATATCATACTATAACACCAAGTAAAACTACAGGAGTATATTCTTTTGCACTCGACCCCGAGAAACTATCAGGCGTTTTAAACATTTCTCGATTCGGAAGTGTTATTATTACAGTATACAACACAAAAAGCACATCATCACAGAGTATAAATATATATTCCAGGTCATATAATTTGCTTCACTGTTCAGGGGGTATTGGTGCTCTTGTATATAATTAATATATGTATATAGTATAAATGATTGTAAAAAGAATCGGTAGTAAGGTTGAAGTTTATAACGGAACTGCACGCATGACACCAGGGGGTGTTACAAAGTCTGGTATAGTGCACGAAGATGGGCGGTACAAGTTTAAGAGTAAGATTAGAGCAGCACGAAGAAACCCAGCACTCATGACTCGCGCCAGGGCAGTTAAAAGAATTGCGTCAGCTATGAGACGGAGAGGTGAAAGACCCAGGGGAATAATTGTGCTCCCATAAATATTTTCTAGTGTAATAATAAATGAGTGTCGTTCGAAGAGAACATCGTCGCAGGCTTGAACACAAAGAGCGTGCCCGCAGATACTACCGTGAGCACAGAGAGCACATTCTATCAATGGCTCGCAGACGCAGACGTGCAGCAGGAGTTGGTTCTCGTCGTCGCAGACACCACGAAGATTTTGGTAGAGAACTCGGTGAAATGTTCAGAGAGCGAAGAGTGCGCAGAAACCGAGGTGTCAGACGTGGACCTCGCCACTTTCCACGCAGCACTGGTCTATTCATGTAGATAGTTCAATGACACATTCTTGCTTTTCAATGTACATTAGCTGATAGGTGCGAATTAGAAAGCCATAAAAACCTTTAAAATGGTATACACCATTAATTTCAACGATACATTTTACAGTGTATCCTTGAAATTTATCATCACATAAATCAGCCTCGTCAATCTCTCTATTCTTGTTAAAAATCCATGATGCAGGATCAACCTTTAGTTTGATTGTACCAGAAGACAATGTGCTAGACCAAGGCGTTCGTTTGAAGCAATTCTCCAATTTTCCAAACCAATCTATAAACTCTTGATTATCAATTGACAATGATATTTTATAATCATCTCTTTCACTATATCTTGATAATCCATATATACACATAGAATCTGGAATCTGAAACCTCAGAGGTTCTTTAAATTTAAAATTTGTCGTTTGATTTACATCGCCAATTTCTAGTGAATTAAAGTCAACATCAGACCACAACATATATATAAACATTTCACTATCTTTATCTGTATGTCTCCCAAGAAGAAGATTCCAAAAGCTTTGAGAAATCAAGTGTGGTTAACCTATGTCGGAAAGAAATTCGAGGCGAGATGTTGGGTTGACTGGTGTCAGAATATCATAACACCATTCAATTGGGAATGTGGTCATAACACCCCAGAGAGCAAAGGTGGCACTCTCGACATTGACAACTTGCGACCTTTGTGCTCAACCTGCAATGGGTCTATGGGTGATCAATATACTATAGATGAATTTTCTAGACTCAGTTCAGTTCCTGTAAAGAATGTGTTTAGCTGTTACAAGTGGAAGGGTTCAGGCTGAACAAGATGTACACTCTCTCGTACATGCTATAGTCACCTGAATAGCTTGTGTCTTTGGTCGAGTTCTCAGATAGTACAAACCAGTCTTTAGTCCCTTTTTCCAACCATACATAAGCATAGAACTAACTTTTGTCTCTGTTGCATCTTCCAGGTGTAGATTCATAGACTGAGATTGATCGATATATGGTGTTCTATCTGAAGCCATGTCTATAATTACTTTTTGTGAAATCTCCCAAACAGTCTTGTAGAGCTCTTTCAGTTTGTCAGGAATATTTAGATTTTCAACAGAACCATTGTTTTGAATAATTGCGTCTTTCGTATCTTTGTTCCATAGTCCCATATCCACCAAATCCTTTACGAGATGTTTGTTCATGACTATAAACTCTCCAGCCAGTGTTCTCCTCACATACATGTTTGAAGTGTATGGCTCAAAGCATTCGTTATTTCCTAAAATCTGACTTGTTGAAGCTGTTGGCATTGGAGCAACCAAGAGAGAGTTTCTCAACCCATATTTACAAACTCCTTCTCTCAAAACTGCTGGTATGCAATCTACATTGCATGAATCAGTGTGAAATACTCCACAATCGATTGGACACCCTCGATATGATTCGTAGCATCCGTAGAGACGAGCTTGTTCACAAGACTCTTCGAGAGCTGAAAGGTAGATGGTTTTGAAAATGTCAATATTCAATTGTCTCGACTCCTTTGACCCCCACGCATACTTTAGCATCATGAAGACGTCAGCCAAGCCTTGAACACCAATTGCAATCGGTCTATGCTTTGTGTTTGAATTCTCAGATGCAAGTGTTGGATAAAAGTTGTTGTCAATCACTTTATTCAGATTTCTCACCAATATTCTAGTGACAACTTTCAACTCTTCAAAGTCAAACTTTGAATCCTTGATCATTTTTGGAAGAGATATAGACGCCAAGTTGCATACAGCAGTCTCTGCTGGGTTTGAGTACTCTGTTATTTCACAACATAAATTGCTCGACTTTATTGTTCCTAGATTTTGTTGATTGCTATTTCTGTTGATTCGATCCTTGTAGAGCATATAAGGCGTACCAGTTTCAACTTGAGACTTTATCATTGCATTCCACACATCTCTAGCTTTTACAATCTTCTTAAACTTCTTCTCAGACACATACTTGTAATACAAAATGTCAAACTCTTCATCGAAAACATCTGAAAGTCCTGGACACTCGTCAGGACACATGAGGTACCAGTTGATGTCATCATGTACTGCCCTCATGAACATGTCTGGAATCCAAAGAGCAGTAAACAAGTCTCTGCAACGTGCTTCTTCATCACCTTGGTTGAGTCTGAGCTCTAGAAAGTCCATAATGTCTGCATGCCACGGTTCTAAATACACTGCAATCGCACCCTTTCTATGTCCTCCTTGATTCACATACCTCGCAGTGTTGTTGTACACTCTCAACATTGGTATGATGCCATCAGACAATCCATTCGTACCTCGTATCTGAGACCCCTTTGCTCGAATGTCATGAATATGTACTCCTATTCCACCTGACCACTTTGAAATTTGAGCACAC